CACGCCGCCCGGCAGTCGCGCCTTGGTCGCTTCCTTGTACTTGGTCGGCACCTGCAGCGGTGGGTTGACCTGGTAGTCGATCGCCTGGCCCTTGCGCAGCTGCTGGTGCTGCAGCTGCTTGACATCGCCCAGGCACTCCATGCCGGGGCTCGTGCCGTAGACGTCGTTGCCGGTCACGACCCAGCGCGGGGCGAGCACCGGGAACCGATCGAACCCCGACTCGCTCAGGAACTTGTCGTTCTGGTCCTTGCCGGGCTCGATGTAGCACGATGCAAAACGCATGTTCTTGCCATCGCGCTTGCCGTAGTCGCGCAGCTTGCGCGGCTCGATCAGGTGGATCACGTCGACCCAGGCGTCGTAGTTGGCCTTGTCGTAGAGGTTGCGCACGGTGGCGCTGCAGTTCTCTTTGCCGAACTGCTCGACCATCTGCGCGACCGTGAGCTGGAACTCCCGGCACAGCGTGTCGACCTCGCCCTTGCTGTTGGTGGCGAGCGCGTACTCGCCGATCGTCAGCGGGTAGTGGTGTAGCACGTTGCTAAAGTCGGGCAGCACGATCGAGGTGCCGGTGCCAAACAGGCCGAGCTCTTCGTAGATCGTGTGCAGGCTGCGGTAGGTGTTGGAGCTCGCAAAGATGGCGCGCAATATCGCGGCCACGTCGTGCAGCCAGGTCTTGACCGGGCCCGACTCCATCATGTCCTTGTCCTGGATCTCCAGCCGAAACCATGGCCGCGCGGGGCTCGTCACACCCGACATCAGGCCGGCGGCCAGCGTGCGGGCGCCGAACACGGCGGTGTTGTCCAGGATGTGATTGGCGCGCTTGTCGCCGCGGTTGCGGTCGGTCACGACAAAGCGCCCGGCGCGCGGCTGCTGGTAGTCGCTGATCTCGCGCCAGTGCGTGATCCAGCTCGAGCGCTCGGTCCACAACGCGCTCTTGCGCGCCAGGATGCGCTGCCGTTGATTGACCGGCTGATCCATCACTGGCCGAGCAGCGTGGTGCGCCCGGTGGTCATCGAGCCCGCGGCCACGCCCGAGGGGCCCGTCAGCAGCGAGCCGCCCATCATCCCGCCGCCGGCGCGGTTGCGGCGCGCGTTGGCGCTCAGGTTGGCCGAGTCAGGTTGTTTGACTTCCTGCGGGGGCGGCGGAGGCGGCGGAATGTTGGGGCTCGACATGCACATGGGGCAGACTCCTGTGAGTTCGCCGCATTGTGCTGCGCGCACTTTGCAACACGGACACCCCGGGGCTCAGATCCGCGCGTAGGGGTCGTACTCGAGCGGGTTCTCGTCGATGGTCGGCAGGCCCATGGCTCGGGCCCGGGCCACGGCCGAGTGGTCCTTGTAGATCGGGAACGCGAACGTGAGCGCGAGCGCATCGCCGAGATCCGGCGAGGGCAAGCCCCGGGCCTTGATGTCGTCCTTGCTTTCGAGCTGGATCTTGTCGGCCGGCGTGAAGCGGTAGGTCGGCGCGGCCAGGTCCTGCTTCAGGTCGACCAGGTCGGGGATCGCGCCGCCGGCGCGCAGCCAGTCGCGCATCTCGAACCACATCTCGGCGCGCTTGTTGAGGTAGCGGGCCTGGCTCGAGCTGCCCGAGAAGTGCACCTCGATCACCTCGTGGTGCAGCTGGCGCAGGCGGTCGATCACGCCGGCGCCGTTGCCCGCGTCCACAAACACCGCGTCGGGCCGAAAGAGCTCGATCTGCTGCGCCACCTTGTCGGCCAGCGCCATGTTGTCGATGCCGCGGTAGACCTGGGGCTTCATGGCGTAGAGCCCCTGGCGCGGGAAGATGACGCTGCGATCGTCGCCAAAGCGGGCCGGGTCGACGCCCAGGATGCGCGCCGCGTGCGCGTACTCGTCCTGGCGCAGGTGCCGGCGGCAGGCCTCGTTGACGTCGGTCAGGCTCATGAGCTGGTCCTCGCCCGAGGCGCTGAAGTCGCACAGCATCTCGCGCTTGAACGTGTTCTCGTCGACCGATTGCCGGTAGCGCTCGACCTCCTCGGGGTTGAGCGCGTCGGTGTCGTACACGGTGTACAGCGAGGCGTGCCAGTCGACCAGGTCGCGGCCGCGAAAGAACAGCTCCGAGAACAGGTTGATGCCGTGCGGCGTGCCGATGAACATGGCCCAGCCCAAGCGATCGGCCAGCGCCGGCTGCAGCACCTCGCGCCAGGTCTCGGGCTTGACGTCGGCCACCTCGTCGATGACGACGCCGTCCAGGCGCACGCCGCGCATCGCATCCGGGTTGTCGGCGCCGTAGACGCGGATCATCGCGCCGTTGGTGAGCAGTCGCACCCAGAGCTCCGACTCGTTGACCTCGGCCATGCCGGCCATCTGCAGCGGTGCCACGATCTGCTTGAGCCTGGCCCAGGCGATGGTCTTCGCTTGCTTGAGCAGCGGCGCCACGTAGAAGAACAGCCCGAGCTCGAGGTTGCAGCGCAGCGCACTGTCGAGCAGCTGGCGCAACGCGAGCTCGGTCTTGCCGGCCCGGCGGTGCAGCGCCAGCACCGTGAAGCGCTTGCGGTTCAAGTGGCACTCGCGCTGCCACTGCCGCGGGCGGTAGCCCAGGTCGATCGTTTTCATGCCGCGCGCAGGTACAGCGGGGCAAGCACCAGCGCGCTGCCGGCCACGTTGGCCACGGCGTCCCAGGCATCGGGCGTGCCGCGCCCACCGACGCGGTCGATGAGCTCCTTGCCGACGGCGGCGAGCACGCAGACGACGAGCGCGAGCGGCAGCGGCATGATCAACGCCGTCACCGCAGCGATCGCAGCACCGTAGGCCAGGTGGTTGGCCTTGTCGTGGGGCAGCATCGGCAGCTTCATGCCAGGTCGGTGAAATCGTTGTCGCTCGGCACGCCGGTGGCAATCAGCACCTGGGTCGCAGGCAGTGCCGCACCGTCGGCGCCGGTCAACTCCTTGCGCTCGGCATAGACCGACTTGCGCCGACCCTTGAGGAACAGGCCGAGCAGCGCGTCGCTGTAGACGCGCTCCGAGCCCACCAGCACCCCCTGGTGCCAGACACCCTTGTCGGTGCCCTCCACGGCCCGCCGGAAGGCCTCCTGCTCGGCCTTGTCGATGCCCTCCTCCATCGCGTCGTCCCAGTCGGCGCGAAAGTCCGGGTCGGTCTCGGCGGCACGGTAGGCGGTCGAGCGTTCAATGCCGACGGCTGCGCACGCACGCGACACCACCGGCACCTCACGCAGCGCAGCCAGGAAGGCGGGTTTCCAGTCAAAGGGATGTTGGGCCATGGCTCGAATTTAGCGGCTTGCTATCACGACACGGACACCCGAACCATCCGGCACACGGCCTGGCCCCGGCGGCGCCCCGTCGCGATGTGGGCAATGCAGGATTTGCTGACGTCGAACTTGAGCGCCACCTCGGCGTAGCTCAGACCAGCGTCGAGCAAGTCCAGGACCTGGTCGACTTCATGGTCCAGGAGTTTGGCGCGCGGGTGGCTCTCGCCGATGCGTCGACCGTTCTCGTTGAGTGCGACCAGTTTCTGCATAATTTGCACGCTCCTTTTCGACCAGGGCCCAATCCGCACAGAATGCACATTCAGCACGTCAAACCCCCCGATTCAATGCAACACTGCAACGTGTCCTTAGACACACGTTGCGTTGCGTTGCACTTTTTGAACCTTCGCAACACTGCAACACGGTGCAACGTTGCACAAACGTTGCACGTTGCAATGCGTGAACGTGCAAAACTTTGCGCGTTCATGCTTCGCCACCGATCTTGTGAGCGGCCTCAAGCGCGCGGGCAAACACGATTGGATTGATGCCGATCTTGCCAAACACCGGCACAACGCGGCCATCCCACAGCTCGCGGATCTGCTCTTCGGTCAGTGGTTGACGGTGTGCTGCGGGTGGGGCGGTGTAGAGGGGGCGAATCCAATAGGAGTAAGGTGACCCAACACGTTTTTGCTGAATACACCAGTCATGTGCGATGTCTTTTATTGAAAACTCGTTCATGGCTTCATCTTCAACCATTACTTGCCACGCCACAGGCTCCTGCACAGGCTCCTGCACGAGTGCTGCAAGGGCGGCGAAGCGCTCGAGCCTCTCGACGTAGGCCGGGCCCATCCAACCCTCGATCGGCTCCTCAAAGCCCGCAGCCAGGGCCAGACGGATAATGTCTTCTTGTGTCATGCCATGTCCTTTCAGCAAATCGTGATGCAGCCATCGTCTGCAATCCAATAGGGCGCATCGTCCCCGGCGCAAAGCGCTTCAAGCGCCCGGCGAGCTCGTTGTTTGCGTGTGTCTCGCTTGCCATCGGCCGGCGGCTCGATGCGTTTGACCGCCTCGGCCAACACCGGGCCAATCTCGATGCCCTCGGTCTGCGCCACCGCGAACTCTTGGATCACGTCGTTGACCGCCTTCTCGACCGGACCCAGCTTCCTGGCCGGGCCTGCGCCCACCACCGGCATCTGCGCCTCGATCACGACGCAGCTGGTGATGGGCTCCAAATCCTCGTCGACGTCGACCTGAATCACCTCGAGGTCAAAGCCCCACTCCAGGCCGTCCTCGCCGTCTTTGCTCTTGGTCAGGCGCAGGAAGCGCCCCGTCGTCTCGCGGCAGACCTCAATCTCGGCATCGGCCGCGGCGCGCAAGCCCGACCAGCCCCTGGCCCCCTTGGTCGCGTCCTTGCCGCTGTGGTGCACCAGCAGCACCATGGCGCCGGTGACCTCGTGGATGCGCTTGCAGTAGCCGAGCGCCTTGCCCACGTCCTCGCCGGCGTTCTCGTTCGCGCCGGGCGTGGTCTGGGCAAAGGTGTCGATCACGATCAGGTCGGCGCCCCCGCTGGCACGGATGCCCTTGGCCACGTCGACCGCGTCCTGCTTCTCGAGCAGGTTGGGCGCGGCGTTGAGCACCGTCATCGGCACTGTCGAAAGGTCGACGTCGTTGTGTTTGGCGTAGGCGGCCAGGCGCTTGCGAAATCCATCAGCGCCCTCGGCCGCGATGTAAGCCACCCTGCCCTGCCTGGTGCGCTTGCCGCGCCAGTCCACACCGCGGGCGATCGCCATGCCCATGTCGAGCACCGCAAAGGACTTGCCCGAGCCGCTGGCCCCGTAGACCACGCCCAGGCTGGCCTTGGGCAGCACGCCCTTGATGATCCAGGGCAGCGCCTTGGTGCTGCTGAAGGTGTGCACCGGCTCAAAATGAAAGCGCGGCAGCGTGTCAGGGGTGTCCAGATCCTGGACATCCCCCACCAGCTCCTCGAACTCCTCGGCACTGGCCGGGCCGTTCAGGTTGATTTTGGCGCCATGCTCGTTGGCGAGCTTGACCAGGCTGCGGCCGGTGACCTGGGCCCCGCCGCCCTTGCCGAAGGATCGCCAGCGCTCCTCGTTGTACTCACGGCTGGTGTACTTGGGGCTGCTGGTGCTCCACTCCTCCCAGAGCTCGAACCCCTGGCCTTGCGTCTCGCAGTGAATGGCCATGCCGACCATGAGCCAGTCGTCGTAGTGCAGGTCGGTGGGCAACGCCTTAAGACACTCCTCGAGCTGCGCCGTGGTCAGGCCCGCAGGCTCACCCGATGAGCCTGTCTCAAGCGGCTCCTGGCTGCGCGCAAAGCGCTCAGCGTGCAGCGCGAGCACCTCCTCGGGCAGCGGCGCCACGGCGTCGGTGTTGCCTAAGAGCTCCGTGATGTCGAGCGTGTTGCCAGTGAAGGTGACAAAGCCGCGCGTCGAGAAGCACTCCATGCCGAACTCGCCGCCGCGGATCGCTTTGCCGTTGCCCAGGTCGCCCTTGAAAAACACCCGGATGCCCTGGCCACTCGGTGAGAACTCGGCGTAGGTCTCACCGAGCAGCGCCTCGACCTGGGGGTGGATCTTGCCGTCGGTGATGCAGTTGTCGAAGTCGAGCGCGCAGATCCCAAATTGGGAAAGCGCGGCAAAGCCGACGCCGTCATAGCCCCGGCGCGCGGCGGCGACCTTGGCGGCGTCGAAGGTCACGAGGTTGGCGATGTCTTTAGGTCCGCCTTGTTCACCGTGACGTTTGCCGCCGTTGGCGTAGTAGGGAATTTTGCGGGGCTTGCTGGCGCCGGGCACGGCCTCAAAGCGCCAGATCACCCAGGCGGGCAGATCACGAATGGCGGCGGGGGCCTCGACGTCTCGAAGGTGCGGGGTGATGCGGTGCACGTTACTCATGTACACCCCCCGAAGTGATAGGGGTCATTGGCGACTTTCAAAAGGCGCCATGGGTGGGGGTTCCAGAAAAGTCGCCAAACCCACCCGCTGTCCACGGGCTGGAACCCCCACCCATGGCGGGACAGTTTCGGTTTGGCTGGGGGAGACTTTAGCAGACCGTACAGCGGCTATACCTGGCGGCCGTATTTGCGCAGAAACAGCCCGGTCAAAACCACCAGGCCGCGGGCCCGGGCGAGCTCGGTGTACTCGCAGATCCACTCGGTGCGCTCGCGACGCAGCAGCACCAGGACGTTGCCGCTGGGCAGCATCACCCGCATGCCGATGTGCAGCGTGTCAATCATCGTTGAGCCCCGCCTTGTAGTCATCGGCCGGATCGTCGCGCGAGGCGGCCATCAGCGCGGCCGTGATAAAGCCCAGCATGTAGAACGCCCAGCACAACAGCAGGACCTGCCACCAGCTCACAGCGTGAGCTCCAGCTGGCGGGCGTCGACGATGGGAAACTCCGAGACGACGGCCTTCTCACCCAGGCAGCGCTGCGCGAAGTCGCACGCCCGGCACGCCTCGCACAGGTCGGTGCGGTAGACCACCGGCAGCCGGCCCTTGCTGGCGCGCGCCATGAGCTTGGTCTCGCGCTCGATCGCCTGGGCCCGCTCGGCGCTCGCGTTGCGATGGCCGCCGGCCATCTGGTACAGCATGCCGCGGGAGGTGCCGATACGCTGCGCGAGCAGCTCCTGTTCTTCAACCGTGGCCGCGGCCATCCAGTTGCGCATGGGGGTGATGGTTTTCATGCGTCGTATTTTAGCAGTGTGTAAAGCTATTGCAGCAAGCTGCACCGACCTGCTACCCTGCCCGGCCATGAAGTCGGTCTACGACACTCGCCGCACCAACCTGCGCACACTCATCAACCAATGGGGTGGGCCCACCTCGTTGTCGCGCAAGCTCGGCCACTCCAACGGCTCCTACCTGGCGCAGATCGCCGGGCCCCGGCCGTCGCGTGAGATCAGCGAAAAGGTGGCCCGCGAGATCGAGCACAAGCTCGGGCTGCCCATTGCCTGGATGGACCAGGACCAGCCCGCCGGCGGCCAGCACCTGAACGACCAAGCCTTGACTGAGGTCGTCAAAGCGGTCGCCACCGTGCTCCGTGACGCCGGTCTCAGACCGGACCCCGACACCTATGGGACGCTTGTGCAGTTGGCCTACGATCGAGCAAAACTGACAGGCCATATCGAAGAGTCCTACATTCAGAAACTCACAACGCTTGTTCGAGGGAGCGGCAAGTCATGACGAACGAAGAGATTAAGCAGCGCATTCAGTACCTGGTCGAGCACGGAGGCCTCTGGGATGACCCACTCGACGACCTGCGCCGGCAGATCCGCCTGGCCATGGGCCTGACCGCTGCGGGCCTGGTGGTCACCTGGGTGCTGTT